TTCCACGACTCCTGCTCCAACTCCGCGGACTTGTAGCCGCTCTTGATCGTCACCTTCTCCGGCTTGCCGGGCGCGCGACCAGGGATCATGCGATCGATCAACTGGCCAACGAGGCCGAGCGCATCAACCTGATCGTCATGCTTGCCGGCCGGGAACGATAGGAGCTCGGCGCGGAAGTCAGCGTACCACTGGGCGTGCGTGGGTACATAGAGCCCATCGTTCGCCATGCGCCCGCGGATGCTCTGGCACCTCACCGCCTTGTCGCCCTTGGTGGCAAAGCGCTCGCGGTTCACGTAGGCCTTGTTGCGTCGTGATTGCTCTTCGATGTAGGGACCAAGCGCAGATGTGATCTGTCCGCTCTCCTCGGCCCAATCCAGAGGGCGCCACTCTCGTACCAGGCGACACCACTCGCGTACCCAAACATCAGGACTAGACTGGCCGCGCCATAGATCGAGCAGGTAAGTACGGCCATCGACGTCGATGCCAATGACAACATGGCATGTGTAGTCTCCTCCATCATCGGTGACGGCATAGTCTGACCCTCCGTAGACCGACAGCGTCTCTAGAGCTGGATGGGTCGTGTAGGGGCGCAGCCATTCGGCTTTGAATTGATTGCCTTCTTCAGGCGTCGGGTTCTGCTGGAACAGCGCACTCCAATTGCGCGCGGTCTGCGTCTTCTGCTCGTGGCGCAGGAAGTTTCCGTAGCCGTAGGCATCGTCCCACAGCACCTCGCCGGCCTCGCGGCCGAGAGCATCGTCTTCCTGTGCAACCGCCGGCAGCGACAATACCTCCCACGAATCTCCACCTTTAGCCATGTCGACCAGCAGCCGGCCGGCCAAATCATCCTCGTTCCACCGCGTCTGGATCAGCACAATACGCCCGCCTGGTTTCAGGCGTGTGCTCAAGTCTGACTTGTACCAGTCCCACGTTTTCTCGCGAACCAGAGCGCTATCAGCGTCTTCGCGTGATCGTACAGGATCATCAATGATAGCGAGATCAGCGCGAAAGCCAGCGATACCAACGCCGACGCCAGCCGCGTAGTACTCACCGGATGAGGTAAGCGCCCAACGGCCTGCAGCCGCATTATCAGGTGAGATTGCCAGGTCGAGCGTAGGCCCATGTTCCTCAATCAGGTTGCGAACGCGCCGGCCCCATTTCTCCGCGAGCTCGGTGGTGTGCGAGGCGGCTAGGATGCTATGCGTCGGGTGTCGAGCCAAGTACCAAGCAGGAAACAACACACTACCGTACGTAGACTTTGCCGAGCCGGGCGGCATGAAGACTGCGAGGCGCTGGATCGAGCCACGTGAAACATCAATCAACCTGGCCATCAATAGACGATGGTGCGGCGCCGGCTCAAACTGATTCAGGCGTGCCCAATTGCTGAAGCCGTACAGGATCCTCCTGCGCTTCTTCGCCATCAAAGCCGCGTTCCAGACCAGCGGCGATAATCTGTTCAAGTTCAGCATTACTCAAACGATCAAGTTTAATGTTCGTGACCGTCGCATGCATCTCGCGTGGCATGTGGCTCGACACCACACGCAGGAAGACGTCAGGATACAACATGGCGACGGTTTCCAGCACCGCCTGTCCCTTGGCCTGCCATGCTTGGTAGAGATCAGTAAAATACTCGCTCGTTAGGTTTGCGCGCGCATCATCATTGATCATTCTCTGCACACGCTTAACACGCGGCGCGATCACCACTGGTGCTGTGACAAACTCTCTTAATCTCGGCATTACATAACACCTACACTAATACCAGTGTATGGTACGCTACCGGTACACTAACACCACCCTATTAGCGTACCTTTGATTTAAATCAAATTACTCTTGGTCATAGCCGCGTTTTGCCATGACCTTAGCACTGACCGCACCGCGCTTGAATGCCGATTGCATCTTGGCGCTTGGTTTCTTGCGGGCTGGGAGTTTACCGCCCTCGTCGGCGTCGGCAAATTCCTTGCCTACCTTCTTGGAAATACCGAGCGTGGACTTGCCCGCGGCAGCCGCGAACATGGCCGCTCTTTGGGCTTGGGATACACTCGGCATGCTAACCTCCATTTAAATCGCTGTAGGGTGGCTCCGCGTGCCTCTTTCGGCTGTCCTTATTGACGTGGAGCATCACGAGATGGACAGCCGCATCGCGCGCGCGAGATAGATTGGCCATATCGCTGATCACACCGCGCGGATATTCAACGCGCCACATTCCCGGCCACTGGCTGTCAGGGAGGATCTTCGCTCCGGTATTGCGCGTGCCAAGCATGAGCTTGTCGCCACGCCACTCGAATTCCTTAAAGCCCCGCATGTTTTGACCAAATCCCTATAGAAAACGGCGACCGAGGGAGGCAAGATCCGCGGCCGCCGAAGTTCAGTACCACAAACACACGCAAGGGGGGTTAACTCTTGCGCGTGCCAAACCTAGACGCTCGAGCGGACCTGTCAACGGCTGGTAGGAACTTGTTCACGCAAACCCCCAGACCTTGGCCATCGTCTCCAAGGTTTCCCTAAAGCGCAGCCCGATGTATTTGCGCGATCGGCCGCGGTGTTGCGCAGCCAGCTCGAGCGGCACGCGATCGCCCAGAATGTCACGCACCAGGCGATTGCCCTCATAGCCGAGCGTCACCGTCACGGTGCGCAATTCCTCCATGGCCTTGTGCTGTTTCTCCGTGTAGGGCGAGCGCACAGGGCCCTTGCCGTCGACCGGCTCGCGTGTCGGATCTATCGCCCGCACGGCACCAATCTGAGCGTCCTCCCAGTATCGCTGCCACTCTCGACCAGCCGCGTATTGCGCCAGATCGATCGACCCTCGAGCCAGCATGCCGGCCAGCGGATCGTCCCTGGTGGCGCGCAGGACAGTGATCGTCTCGCCGATCTCCGAGTAGGGATCGGCAACAACCGCGGCAACGGTGCCCTGTGCCTGTATGGCCGTAATCTCAGCACGGCGATCATGCACTTTCTCGCTCTGGGGTTTTTTCATGGTTCATGATTGCCCGTCCGATGATTTCGGGGATTTGCGGAATCACCGCATTGCCTAGCGACCTAAGTCGCGACGCAAGACTGGTGATTTTGCTGGATACATCATGCGCGGCGTTTATCGGGCGTTAGTGCCGCGCGGCGGCGAGGGCGGCAATACGGGCGGCCTCTATCAATAACGATGGCCTAACCGCATCGCAGAGCCTCCGGCATTGCGTTTCCCAAGCAAAAAGAATCCGGTCTATCTCTGCTTGGCTTGGCATGTCTATCTGTGCTTGGATTGGTTCCGGCATTTCCTAGTCCTTGATGCTTTGCATTATCGCCCGTCCGATGATTTCAGGGATCTGGGGGACGACCGCGTTCCCCAATGCTCTAAGGCGGTCCACGCGATTTTTAACTCCTACGGCAACCCGTGGGACACCTAGCCACTCACCGCTCCGCCAGTCCGCTCGTCCACAAGCCGCCAAGAATGCCCTTTCTGCTTCTTCGTCAGATAGGGACTGCCATGCCTCTTGCGTCGTGTGTTGTGGGTTGCGCACAACCCCAAGCGCTGTGCAGGCTTCCCGCATACGCTGCAGGAAACAGGATGCCGCCGCCAAGGCATCTTGTCCTCGGCCCAATGCAAGCGTGTGTGACAAGTTGGGCAAAGCGTCTGCAAGTTCTCTGGCGAGTTGTTTGTCCGGTTGCGGTCCTTGTGATGCAGACCGAGCCGAGATTGAGAACCACATATTTCGCAAGCTATTTTCTGGTTCTGCAGCCGTACTTGGCACGGTATCCATTCCGTCACGCCCATTTAAGTCTCCGTGTAATCCCTTGAAAATCCCATCAGAAATTCTACGAACGTCGGGTTCAGCGAACCACTCTGACCGCGGCTCGCTAAGCAATCCTGCAAATTCCAGCGTTTTTCGTCCTCGTAGCGATGTGCTTGACCAGACCGGTTGTGACTGTCGCGAGCTTGTGGCGTCGGCCATATCACCTGTTCCGCCAAACTCACTGAATGCCCACCTGTCATTCGTTTCTCCGGCGACTGCTGACCCCTCGGATCGCCATCCCGCGCTTGTGGCGTGCGCCACGATCCACAATCTGTCTCGTCGGTGAGGCGCACCAACGGCGGAAGCAGGTATGCAGTGCCATTCCGTGTCAAACCCGAGCGCGGCCAAGTCTCCGAGAACAACGCCAAGTCCCCGTCCAAGCATAGCTGCGACGTTTTCCACGATGACGTATCTGGGTCGTACTTCGCCAATAATTCTGGCGTATTCCTTCCATAGGCCGCTGCGCTCGCCCGCAATGCCTGCGCCCTTTCCGGCGACGCTGATGTCCTGACAGGGGAAGCCGCCGCAGATAAGGTCCACTCTGGTTTGACCGCATCCGCTAAATCGTGCGGATAATAGTGGCCGTCCGCGAACAGATTGTTCTTGCCTCGACCTCCCGTTGCATCGTGCCGCTGCGGTGTCGGCCACATCTGCCGCCGCGCCATCGTCTCCAAACTCAGCCGCACCGGCCCCACACGACCCATCCCGCCGCCCTGATTGCTCCCGTAAGACACCGCCGATGGTGTCGGCAATAACTTCGCCGGTGAGCTCTCGTACATCTCCGAAAACAGGGACATCTGGCCAGTGCTTTCGCAATACGCGCTGGCAATAGGGATCAATCTCGCAGAAGGCGACGGTGCGCATTCCGGCTCGTTCGAGGCCAAGGGAAAATCCTCCTATGCCGCTGAATAGGTCAAGGACGTTCACGGCGCGTATCCCCAGACAACTGCCGCGCCTTCGGGTCAGTGCGATCGAGCCAGGCACGCCCGGCGGCCTTCAGCCGTTCAGAGGGCACTCGATTTTTCCATTCCTCGGTCAGGCGCAATTGCTCGGCCACACGCTGTTCGTAAGTGGACGACCGATGAACGATTGCTGCTCGCGCATCGAGCGCCTCGCGCACCTCTGCCACGTTGGGCAGAAACTTCTGCCTGCTCGGCAAGCCGGTACGTGGATCGGTCACGTATTCGACCACTGCCTCCGAATATTCTCCCATCACGGCAGCAATCGCTGCGCTGTATATCTCTGGGTTATGCGTCTCGTCTTTTCGATAACACGACAACATCAGTTCGGCTCGGCGCAGGCAAAACGCTGCCGGGCCGCGGCCCGAATGCGAACTCTCCCCGTTCGGCTTTTTCTGCAAGTCTTGCTGCCGCGCGGGAAGCGCTGAGGCTATCGTCTTGAAGTGCTCGCGGTCGTCCTGGTCCATGTCCGTTTCCTTTGCTCAACCGTTCAGCATCGCGGCGCAGCCAGCCTTCGAAGGCCTGCGTCCAGTTTTTCTTTCTGCCTTTGGGATTTTCAGAGTTCTCACTGGCCCAGGACTTCATCGTCTCGGCAGCGTCTTTCACTTGCTGCGTCGTAAGTCCTCTTTCTAGGCCGTAGGAAACCAAGGCATCGGTGGGCTGCCAGTCTCCGGGGAGCGCGCATTTTTGCGCGCGTTTGCCTCTCTCTCTCTGTCTCTCCTCTGTCTCTGTCTCTGTCTCTGTCTTAGAGGGAGCATTTGCTTGCACGGTGCTAGCATCTGCTAGCACTTTTTCTAAAAAGCCGCATTTTATCAATGACTTTAAATCGACACGCCAGTCTATGTGACACACATTCTTGATCAATACGGGGTCATCTGGCACACATCCCTCATACATCGCCCCGACAAGCATGCAGCATACCATGGACAACCGGCCAGCATCGGTCTGGCAAATCCAGTCTGGACTATGCAGGAGACGGGCGTGGAGCTTGATCCAAGGCGGGTTGCGTTTCTTGTAGTGCTGGAATTGATGCCAATTTTTAATACGAAGAAATTTGGTCATCTAGAGCCCCCTTCAAGGGCTGGAGGGAAAGGTGCCGGTAAGCCCGTGAAGGTCGGGCAACGGTAGCAAGCCGCTGTCCCGGCGCGACGGTCTAGCCGCCGAAGGGCCAGACTAGAACCTGTTCCTTTGGTTTGTCACCAGCAAAACGTGGGTTTTCATGGTTTTGCACAGGCCCACGCCGTGCATGATCGTAGGCCTCGCGCACCCACAGGGTCAGCGGATCCTGCGGCGTAAGGATCGCGACTAGCTCGCGCCGCAGCCACTCGTAGCGCGTCGCCGCGTGCAGCATCGTGGTGTGGTCGCGGCCGCCAAAGGCACGCCCGATCGTCGGGAAAGACAACGTCGTGACCGTCTTGCACAGCATGACCGCGACGTGGCGCGGGACCATGATGTCCCAAGAGCGCCGATCCGAACGCAGGTCCATCACCGTGACGCGCCACCGCTGCGCCACCGCCGCCAGGATGTCGGCGCACGAGGCGTTCTCGGCCGGGCGCCAACCGTGCCCCGCGGGACGGGGCGGGCCGTACTGCTCCAATGGACCGATGAAATCCGCCGGCGGCCATGGCGGGATGTGATGTGCCACAGGCCGGAATTTGATGATGCGGGCTGGGTCCGGCGGCTTGATCTGGCGCGAGAGCTTCCGGCGCTCCTGCACTAGCGCGGCGAGGAGCCTTACCTCAAGTGCAGTCGTGCAGACGATCGTGTCGTCCAGCATCGTAAACCCCCATTCGATTGTGTCACGGACCTGACACTGTGTCAGAACACTTTTTGTATATCCGTCTTACCTATCGGGCTGGCGATCCGAAGATGTGCTCCACGCTGGACAGAATGTGTCTCGCCGCGGCCTTGCTTGGCCCGGTGCGCGGCCCATCCACCTCCCAGCGTGAGATCGTGGCCTGATTGACTCCCATACGCGCGGCGAACTGTGCCTGCGTCTCGCCCAGCCTCGCACGCGCCTTCCTAAGGGCAGTAGCAAGGCCTTTGTCGACCTTCGCCATATTGGTGCTCCTGTTACGCTCTATGCGCTAAGCATATATTTTTGTGAAATCATCGTCAATACGCTTGACGTGTGATTATGCGGGGCGCATATTGCGACATGAACAACGAGAGGCAAAAATGACCATCCGCAGCCAAGACGATTACGAACTGGCCTACCACATCCGCGAGGCATGGGGCCTGATCCGCAACGGCGCATCGCTGGACGAGATCGCGCAGGGGCTCGACCTGATCTCATCGATCCTCAAAGAACTGCAGCGCCGCGAGACATCCGCGAACCTGCCCGCGGGCGTTGTCGCCGTCCGCATGGACAATCCCGCGAACCTTTACGCAACGCTGAAAGAGCTGCTGGGAGACTGACATGAAAATCAAAACCGAGTTTCATCCTACGCCGCGTGGCGGCGAGTGGACCGCGGTCGATGAGGACACCTATGACGGTGCCGCCGAGTTTAACATGATGGGTTGGGGCAAGACCGAGCAGGAGGCACTCGAGGATCTCAAGCGCATGCTCGATGAGCGCGCGGAATATTTTGAGGATCTACACTTTGCTGAATTCGAACGGAGGCAAAAATGACTGACAACAACGTAGTGACAATGATGCAATCGCCACCGAAACTTCTGGAGCAGGCGATCGCATCCGGTGCCAGCATCGAGGTTATCGAACGCCTGCTTGCCATGCAGGAACGCTGGGAGGCCACGCAGGCCCGCAAGGCGTTCAACACGGCCATCGCGGCCTTCAAGAGCAATCCACCGGCGATCTTGAAGACGGTAGAGGTTGGCTATGATGGGCGCGGTGGTTCACGCACATCCTACAAGCATGAGGATCTGGCCGAGCTGTTGGCAGTGGTCGATCCCGCCCTCGCCGCGCATGGCCTGTGGGTGCGTTTCAAGATCGACAGCACAGACAAGGTCACCGTCATCTGCATAATCGGCCATGTCGACGGCTATTCGGAGGAAGCCTCGAAACTGTCGGCCGCGCCGGACACCTCGGGCTCGAAGAACTCAATTCAGGCCATCGGCTCAACGGTCAGTTACTTGCAACGCTATACATTGAAGAGTGCGCTCGGGCTCGCCGCGGCAAAAGACGATGATGGTCTTGCTGCCGGCAAGTGCAGCAATCGCAGCGATATCATTACCGACGAGCAGGCCAATAACATCAGCCAGATGCTGTTCGATAATCCGCATATCAAAGTGGAGAAGTTTCTGGAATTGGCCGGCGCACCGAGCATCTCCGATATCATGGCCGTGAAATACAGTGCGGCCATGGGATATCTCAAGCGCAATGCAGAGAAGAAAGCGGCCAAAAAATGAACATCGAGATTATCGACGTCGATCAGGGTACGCCGGAATGGTTCTTGGCGCGTGCAGGCATTCCTACCTGCTCGCGGTTTGGTCACGTCATGGCCAAGGGCCGCGGCGATGCTGACAGCAAAGTCCGTGCCGCCTATCTCTATCAACTCGCTGATGAGGTCATCTACGATGATCCAGTGGATGGCGGATTTACTAACGAACACCTCGAACGTGGCAAGCTACTCGAGGCCGAAGCGCGTTCGATCTATGCGCTCGAGAACGACGTCATACCGCAGCAGGTCGGCTTCATTAAAAATCACACGGTCGGCGCTGGCGGAAGTCCAGACGCCCTGATTGGCAAGGACGGCTCGCTCGAGGTCAAGACGATGTTTCCGCGACTATGGATCCCGCACGTGCTCAGAAATAGCAATCCACCAGAATTTACACCCCAAGTGCAGGGCATATTGTGGGTTTCGGAAAGAGCTTGGTGCGATCTCATGATCTACTGGCCGCGCCGCCGGCCATACATCAAGCGCATCTACCGCGACGAGCCGTACATCGCGCAGCTCGCCAAGGCGGTCGAGGCATTCAACGCAGAATTGGCGACGATCGTCGCGGCGCTGCGCACCAAGTTCGACCTGCGCGGCACACTAGAAGAGGCGGCAGCACAATGATGGTCCTTTTATTTATCGTTTGGTTGGTCTTCTTCATGCTGACACTACTGGTAATGGTCGGACCCATCTGGGCTTTTATGGCGCTACTGATGATTCTCTTCCCCTTCTTGCTCTTGGGTATGGCCAGATGAGCGAAGCGGTCGAGGCGATCAAGATTGCGCTCAAGCAGGAACCGGAGGGAATTGTTGTAACCTTCCGCATCCAGCCCGAGCACTTCCCCGAGCACCTGCTCGTGGCGAAGCTCAATTCCCGCTTTGCTCTGGCGTTTCAGGAAATCGACGATAACGAACAGCCGAAGCCGGCGGACCCCGAGTTCAAGAGCAAGCGCCGGCAGAACGCTAATGTCATGCGCGCGGCGATAGCCTGCGGCGAGCCGGCGTTCCAGACCTTCTTGAGCAAGGCATATCCGACACACTGGGCGGGCGGGCTCGGCGAAGGGAAGGTGAGGGCGGCCGATGCCATGCGTGCCCTGCTCAACGTCGACAGCCGCAAGGAACTCTCCACCGACAAGGATGCGCTGCAGCGCTTCGATGCGCTCCTCGCACAATACGAAATGTGGAAGCAGGGCCAGTGATGCAACGCCGCCCGCGCAGAGAGAACGCCAAGCACCTCGCCTTCGTCAGGGAGCGAGCATGCATTATCTGCGGCAGTTCACCGTGCGATCCGGCGCACATCAAATACGCCGATGCGCGCGTGCTCAAGCCGATGTCGAGCAATATCGGCATGAAGGCCGACGATCGCTTCACCTTGCCGCTATGTCGACGTCATCACGAGGAACAGCACGCGATGTCTGAAAGAACATGGTGGCAGAGCTATCACATCGATCCGGTCCTGGTGTCGCTGGCGTTGTATTCGATTTCCGGCGACGAGCAGGAAGGCGAC